ACTGAGATGTAATCATTCATCATACGATAATTGGACAAATATGTTGCAACATTTTGTCTCAAAGTATTTGATACAATATTTGTCAATTTTCCCGATGAATCGTATGATAATAAATTGATAAGGATTTTATTATTATTTTCGGTCACAGAAACTTTTGCAGGTGCCCCAAATTGAGCTGGCATAACTCTTAATAAAGATTCATAATCATTAACAGTTACGGCTCTTTTTTGTGCGGAAAAATTAAATGAAACATAGTTTCTAATTTCTTCAACGTTAGGAACATTAGCGCCCCCAATTGCTGCGATAGGATTTGTACATCTTAAAGAGTTGATTACAGATGAATTTGTTGTCTGAGATGGTCCATTCACAAAAAAAGATACTGTACCAACTTGATTGATAACATTTGTTCCTAAGTTGGTTGCTAAACCACCCCCAACTCGGTATTGAACAAAAAGGGTTGTATTTGGGGTTAGGGTAGAACCTAAAGAAAAATTATTTTGTAATGATTGTATATTAATTGGAATTCCCAAATTTGTAAATGCATTTAGTTGGTCTTGAGCGGATGTTGAACCTCCACCAAATGTTAGTTTGGAATAACCCTCAGGTGTAAACTCAGATATGAATCTTGTGTTTGTTTGAATGTATCTACCAACTTTTACACCAGGGTCATCGGATACTTTAGTTGGGTCTTCAATAAAAATTCTATCTTCAGCTAAAGCATCAACTTCATACCATCTATTGGCTAAACCTAAAAATTCTGCCGTGGTTGGAATGTTTGTATAGTTTGTACCGTTCTTGAGTAAAACACTTGTAATACCAAGCACGTTTTTATCAGGTAAAAACAACTCAAAAAATGGAATAACTTCACCTGGCCCAATTACTCTTTTGAAAACCTTAGTAAGTCCATTTACGACGGGTTCTCTTTTGGTAATTGTGTAGTTAATTAAATTACCGTTTGCATCAAAGTTTGGAATTTTTAATCTGTTTGGAAATCCCGAACTGTTGTATGGATTTGCAAAGTCTATATCTTGAGAAGTTTCAAAAACGATACCCGCTCCAAAAACTTGTGAACCTCTTGTAAGTGTTCCCAAATATCTTTCGTCCTCTTTGTCACCAAAAGCCGGTACTGTTATTGAAAAATCTACAACAGATACTGAAGGTCTCTGACCCGGAATTTTTAGTCCGTACGTCTTGGCAATATTGTAAATTGATGAACGTTGTTGAGCGTATTGTAGTACAGTTTCTTGAATACTTCTATCAATATGATAATGAAGGTTATCAGCAACCGCAGCGTTCAAGTCCAAAAACACAGAGAATACCGAAGCATCATTGAAGTCTTGAATTAACTCAGGATAATAACTTTTAACGTAATTTTGTAGTTCTATCCTGATGCTCTCATAGTCTCTCGACGTGTAGGATATTGTTCTGTTTGCCATATAATCTTAAATATTGATGATGACGAAATCGCTTTGTGCGAACGCCGAATTATCTACACTATAATCTATTATAACTTTTGCGGTATACTCAGAAGTTCCTTTACCAGGTACTCTATATACTTGGTCCTTGCCTGTGCCTACTAACTGTTTACCTTTCGCATATTCAACCTCAACACTTGGGTCGGCTGGTTCTATAGCGATTCTGTTAATCAATAAATTTGGCATAAATTTTTCAACAGAATCTCTTATGTCGGCTTCGATTGCATTTTCTGTAAGACCATCATAGGGTTCGAAAATAAATTCATACAATCTTGTTCCGAAGTCAGGTAAATAATATCTTGAGCCTCGTCTTGTAAGTATCAAATGCAATAAATCAGAACGAATTTGAGCAGCCGCAGTTTCAGTTAATAAAAGGTAGTCTCCCTTATTAGAATCCTCAAATGGAAAATTTAAACCATACGTAGTGCCGTCTGCCATACTCTATAAATATAGAAATATTATTTTTTAATTGTAGAGGACCCTTTAAGGTGTGTTGGAGTAAAAGGACAATGTTTACATCCATTACCACAACAATGACCCCTTAATTTATGATATTCTTCAGTAAAGACTACTTTACCATTATAAAAATAAAAAAGGAGGGGTTGGACCCCTCCTTTGTTATTATTGGACTCATTCATTCTTATACTGTAGTAATTTCACAAGCTCCGCCAGCACAAGCCAACTCACCTGACAAATCAGTTTCATCTGAAACTTCTACAATTTTTGAAAGGTCAACATTTTTCAAAGTTGCCAACATTGATTCGTAGTCTTCTTTTGAACAATCTTCGAATGGTGCCTGTTTGTATGTGTGACCAGCGTAGGGTAAAACTGAAAGACCATTGTAATAATCTTTGTTTTCCCACATCCAATTACCAACAGCCGACCACTCGTGGTCTCTAACCGAAATAGTTGCAGACACGTTGTGTGTATTACTACCAGTTCTGTGTCCAAATTTAACCCACTCGTTATGAACTTTTTTAACTCTTTCAAGAAGTTGGATTGGTGACTCAGTTCTTAAGATTGAACCTTCAGGTGATTTTTGAGGAATAGAAATTACCGCGGTGTCGTGTGGACGAAAATATTCATCTTCAATCAATTCAGGATGATTCTGAACCAAATGTTTATACATTGATTCATTCTTACCAACACGAATTCTTCTGATGTAATAATCGTTGTGCCAAGCGTGGATTCCTGATGAAGTTCCCAAGGTTAAAGATGTTGTTCCTGCGGGTTTTACAGTTGTTGTTCTCGCCGCTTTGTTAATACCAATGATAGATGCAACTCTTTCATTTTCTTCTTTTACCACTTTAGCACCTGCCTTCATATTCATCCCTAATACAGCACCTGAACCAATTCCTGTCATTGAAACTCCGATAAGAGCATCTTTTTCAGTAGTTCTTTGCCAAATAGGACGTAGGTAATGAAAGTTACTATAACCAGCTTGAAGTGTACCAATAAACGAAGCTGCTTTTACACGAGACTCAAAATCTTCTTGTGACTCAAGATTTGAAACATTAACTTCTGTTAAGTTACAGAATTGAAATGGTCTTAACGCAATTTCACAACAAGGGTTTGTTCCCCAATCCTTATCATTAGACAAGTAGATACCAGGTTCACCAGCACCACTTGCTTCGATTCTTGCCCACAAATCCATAAAATATTCTTTAGTAATTTTGTGACGGAGTAAGTTTGCTGAGTTGTTAGCTCTTCCTCTTTGTGGATTTTTTTCCCACCAAGAACCACTCTTACAAGAAATCATTTCGTCATCTGATGCTGAAAATAAACAAATAAGCGCCGCTCTACGAATACCACCAGCCAATACCGCATCTGCAATATGACAAACAATATCGTGTACTTCAATTGGACGAAGTTTGTCACCATCTGTTTTACCGTCAAGAATACCTTCAACTTTAATCAAACATTCTTTCAGGGGTTGGGGACCTGGCGCCTTACCACCTGAAGTTACTAATCTTGCACCTTTTGGACGAATATCACTAAAATCAAATTCAATGTGTGAACCACCAAAGAAATATGATTTCATCAATAGTTTTACAGCATCTGCCCAACCTTCGATAGAGTCAGCGATAAGATATCTTCTTCCTCTTTCTTTATTAGGTTTATGAATTTCGGGTAAAAGTTCTGTGTGATGTTTTTGTACAGAGTACCCTACTCCTGTTCCACCTAAAAGCAGGAACATAATTTCTGAGAATACTCTCCAATCGTCCACGGGTGCGTATGCACAGTTGTAAATTCTGTTAGGAGAAATTTCAATAGGTTTACCCGCAAACTGCATACTTCTCATCGAAGGAAGAATTTGTTTTTTGTAAACGTACTTATAGTTCTCTCTGATTTCGTTTTCAAGTTGTGGATACTTTTTAATATGCATATCCATATTTCTTGTAACAAGTTCTTGCCAAGTTTCTCTACGGTTTAATTCAGGTATGTATTTAGCATACTTCATATAGACCGTAATGTCTGATAAAATTTCTGTTGAAATGTCCATTTTTATAATTTGTTGTTGTTTTAATTTATTTGAAAAAATCTTTTATTTTTGATTATAAATATATGTTTATTGCTGTGGCGACATAATTTTCACCACAAAAATAAGAGTTTTTTTCTAAAAGTAAAAGATATTTATATTGTTAATTCTGCGGATTTTGTTGTTGCTCCCTTTGTCTACGTTTTTCCAACAATTCTTTAACTCTATCCTTACGTTGTTCTTCTTTTTGTTCTTCAAATCCTAAGAAGGTTGTTGAGCTTTCAGTATCGATTTCGAGTAATTCATTGTCAAATTTACAGTTTTCAAACACAATCCCGTCAGAACCTATACGTGATTTTGTTATTGCAATTGTGGCAAGTTTCATTTCTTTTTGTTGTAATGTTTTCGCAACTGAAATGATTACGTGACCTACTTGAGCTTTTTTAATCGAACCTCCCATTTGGTCGGTTGTAACAACTTCTGAGGAAATTGAGGAGCGATTACCTTGTGTTGCGGTCCACCCAACAAGCCCTAATTCGTGACACATTGCCTCAAAGTGCCTCATTACAGAACCTTCAGCTTTCCACTCATCAGTTTTACTGGATTCTGGCATAACACAATCGATATAATCCAAAACTATTATATCCAATTTATTTCCATCAGCAATCATTTTTCTTACCTGATTTTTGATTTGATTCATAGTCATAGTGTCAGATGGTAATTTTTTAAGAACCAATTTGTTTGGCATTTGATTTCTTATTTCATCAACTTTTGCAATAACTTCTTCTTTTTGTAATGCCAATTTGTCAGGTTCAATTCCTGTCCAAATGGTAAAATGTTTTCTTTGAATAATTTTGGGGTTATCCTCAAAAAATATTTGTAAAACATTATATCCCATATTGAACGCAGTGTTAGCAATCTTAGTAAGTACTGTTGTTTTACCAACTCCCGTTGGTGCTAAAATTACACCAATTTCTCCTTTAGCTAAACCACCTTTTAGTAACCTATCGATGCCAGGGATACCCATAGGAATTGGATGTCTGAAATCGTCGTTTAAAACGTCGTCAAGACCTGAAAAAATATCTGTGATACCTGTGTCCCTTTCACCCACTTGTAAAGCCTCTCTAACCAATCCTTCAACTTTGTCATATGATTCGAAGTCACCTTGATTGATTATTTTTTGGGCTTTATCCATAACCTTTTGAAGTTCTTGTTGTTTACAAAACTTCATAGCTTTTTCTTGTACAAAAGCAGTTCCTTCAAATGGTGCATCCTGTACTTTTTTAAACATATCCAAAACAATTTTCAAAACCATCTCGGTTGAAATTTCTGTTTTTGCAATTTGTTCAAGAGTTTCGAATGATGGGGTAGATTGATACTTCGTGTAGTACTCTTTTACCATTTGTGTGATTAGTTGAAAATACTTGTTGTCGAAGTAATTTGGCTCTATAACATCAATGATTGATTGAGCGAATTCTTTGTCTACGATAAGTTGGTTAAGTAATTGTATTTGGAAAGTGTTACCGAGATATTCAAAATTCTTATTCATAAAAAGAGCCGTAGATATTGATAAATATTACTTACTTAGGTCATAACCCAAGTAATCGTATGTTAAATTTTCAGTTGAAAAAACTTCTGTCAAACTACGAAGTAGTTCTTTCAAGTGTGGACGTACATCAACTGTGTAACGAATTTTTGGGGGATATAATTTACCGTCAAATATTCTATGACACAATGTGTCTTCACCCACTCTAACAAATAAATTGAAGTTTTCGGGTGACTCAGTGTTGGATGTATTCAAAACTTCTGGGTCATCAATAATAGCATCTTGATTATCCATCATATAGGTTACAGTTTTCATTTTGAGGTCGTAATCCAATACATCTTGAATTTGTTTAAAATACTCTCGTAGTTCGTTTGAACGGTGAGCCTTCGGGTTGTAACTACGTACGTTAAAAAATCTTTGGACAACAATGTTATCATTGAGTGTCAACAAAAATTCCATTTTTACTACTTGTTCTTCTTTCATAAAATTAATTTAGTTGGTTTTTGTGTTTTCTTTTTTCTTTTCTAGTGAGTTTCATAAATGGTCTGATAAAATCAACAAAGGATTCATCGTTTTTGGGTAAGTACTTAAAGAACCCATCTTCGGTCATCATTTGTATGAAGTTTTTGGAAGCTCTACCCTCAGGGTCTAAACTTTCCGTGTAATAAAGTCCTACTAATTTTTTTGCATCTTCAGTTAATAATGGATTTTTCAAGTCAACAATTTTTTGATTTATCTCCAATAGGTTGTAGTTTTTGTTTTCATTTTTACTTACAGAATTTTTGATATTTTTCAAGACTTTGTTGTTTGGAAATTGTTCTAATAGTTTTTCTGTCTTGGTTAAAATATCAGTTACAGATACCGGCATTTCAAGTACCTCAGGAAAAAACTTTAAAAATGTTTTTTCACCTAATGATTTAATACCAAAAATATTGTCTGACTTATCACCCAAGAAAACTTTTGAGACAAATACATTTTGATGTGGAATATACTCTTTTTCCAATCTAACTTTATCACCTTTTTGATAAAGAAATTTTTGTATTGGTGAAAAAATGGAAACGTCATCGTTTAAAAGTTGCATATAATCTCTGTCCGAGGAAAATATTACTTTGTGTTCATTTAATGAAATACTGCAATAGTATGCAATTAAATCATCGGACTCACATTTTTCAACTTCTAATTGACGAACGAAACATTCTTCCAAATACTGTTTTACTCTACCTTTCTGAAAATAATATGACTCGAGTTTTGACTCGTTCATATCATTACGACGGTTTAACTTGTAGTCAGGATATAATTCACGACGCACGACTGCGTTATCGACTCCGTCCCAAAAGACAATAATTTTGTCGTACTCATTTTCTTCCAATTGTTTACGTAGGGTGTTAAGGAAATGAAATAAACCCCCGATGTGTTTCCCTTCCACATAGAATTCTCTAACTCCGTGGAATCCAATTTTGAATAAATTATCTCCATCTACAAGTAGTGTTTTCACAAATAATAGATTATGAGTTGTCCTCTTTCTCTTCAGTAAGTGTGAAATCTCCGTCAGTTCCAATTATTTCTTTCCAATAATCAGAATGCTCTTTCTTGTAAGCCTCAATGGATGCCTTTTCCTCAGACACTTCTTTACCTGCTAAAAATCCGTGAGGGGTTACAATAATTTTTCCGTCTTCGTAACCCAATCCATTAATGTGGTTTTTCATAACAGAAACTTTGGTTCTTGTTGCAAATTTAACAGTACGTTTGTCTTTGGTAGCAGTAATCTTAGTTGTACCAGCACCTTTTTGGTTTCCAAATAAAAATACCAAAGATGAATTTAACCAAATGGATTCACCACCTTTCGCTTTGATTTTTGGTTGACCGAATGGATTGTCAGGTAATTCAACCCACGGTTGATTAACAATTACCAAAGTGTTTTCGTACTTTGAATCTGCTTTACGTGAACCTGAAATTCGTTGGTTGATTCCCATACCAATTTTATCTGCTAAGACAGATGCGTTGTGTTGTTTACCACCCTTACCATCGAACGTCATTTTACAAGGTACGGAACCTACTGAATCCCAAAGAAACAAAAGACTGTAGTCTAACTCACCCTTTTCTTGTGCATCCAAGAGTTCATTGATGTAGTCCGTGATTTGTTCAATGTAGTTGAAATTATTATTGAAAATATAAAAACCATCCCAATCAATTTCACCTGTTGTTTCATCTACAACTTCTTCACATTGAAATCCCATCAACTTTGCGTGTTCGAAACTCCACTTTTGTTCAGTAATGATAAACACAGGAAGTATTTCTTTTTTCTGTGCATCAACAGCGGTCTTAACAAGTGCGGTCGTTTTACCTGTGTCTGAGTGACCTAAGAACATATTGATATGTCCGATAGCGGGACCAGGTAAACCCACAGCATCCAAGAAATTAGTACTTAAATCAAAAAATCTCTGTGGTTTGTATTTAGCCGAAGTAGAGAATTTCTTCTTTACTGAATTGAAATCGGTTTTCTTAATTGCCATATCCGTACTTATAAAATTCTTTCAAAGTTTCCAATTTATCTTTTGCGTTTGCCAATTTCTCAACAAACTTATCCATCTCTTCTAAGTGTTGTGGATGTTCCCCAATACCAACAGGGTTCTCCATATACACCATCAAAATTGCCTCAGCTTCCGCAATTTCACTCTCATATTTTTTAGAGAGTGATTCATACATTAAAGTTCTTATTTTCATATTAAAATTATAAAGAAGGTGCAGACGGTGTCTGCACCATCTGTTTTTTAGAATGGTAATTCCTCGTCAACCTCATTATTTGCCTGTGGGTCAACATACTTTGAAGTTGGTAAAGATGAGCCACCAAATGATTCGGTAGTTTCTACATCGTTACTATACACATAACCACCCTTGTCACTGTCCCAACGAGGAACTTCACCACGAGCAATTGCCTCCAAATACTCAACAGGTTTTTTTGAATACACATCCAACCAAGTCATTTCGTCTTCTAACCAATCCTTTTTGATTTTATCATCTTGATGAACAGGACTTGGGTCGTCGTACATAATAGTGGATACTGTGGTATAAGCAGCTCCTTTGGGAGTTTTTTGTTTGGTTAACTCAATAATTAAATCACGACCTTTTTCAGCGTCTGTGACATCACCTTTGTTTCTCCAAATGGGAATTATTTTATCAAGAATTCCATCTTGTTTGTAATTGTGTTTAAATCGCCAAAATTTAATACCGTCCTCTTCTCTGTCTCGGTCGATTACTTTGACAATATAAAACTTACGTGATTTATATTGTTTTGCAAGTTCTTTGTCAGATTCTTTACCTGTCGACATTAATTCTTCGTAAACCTCGTTTAAAGGAGAACGTTCGTTGTCATTTTTTCCTGGGTCGTAAAACTTTTGCCATTTACCACCTACCTGTACTTCGTGGTACCAAGCCTCTTTGAAAGGAGAGCTACCATCAGGTGTTGGAAGGATACGTACTCTACGTTGTCCTGAATTTGATTTGTCGTCTAAAAGAAGAGTGAAGTACTTCTTCATTCTTTCTTCTTGAGACATTCCTTTTTGCCCATAATCAGGTGATTTGGACTGTTCATACTGTGCTAATACTGCGTCTAAAGATGTCATAAAAAATTTGTTGTTAGATGTTAATGTTTAAAATTATAGAAAAAAAATTCATAGTTTCAAAATAAAAAAGGGTTGTATCTCTACAACCCAAATTATAAGTCAAAATTTGAAAATGTCAAAAGTTAAAGTCGGTATCATCGTCCCCATTAGGAGTAAATGTTTTTTTAATCTCAGACGGATTTACATTCTCAACCTCATCTGATGTTAAAACATATTCGTGTTTTCCTTGTTTTTCAAATTTATCTTTGTTGTCATCAAAGAAATCTGTCAATTTTTGGGTGTATGGTCCTGAGTCTAAACTTCTAAGATGAAGTTTTTCTTGTGGTGTCTTTTCTCTATACTTCTCAATTTTAGTTTCGATAGAGTTTAATTTTTCTACTAAACCATCCATTTCAGAAAGTTTTGTTTCTAAGTTTTTTAGATATCCAAATAGTTGGTCAAAGTATTGGTCTTGTTTTGTTTCAATTTTTTCAGAAGACTTTACCAAATCTGTAACGTCCAATTCTTCTGTACCCGACTCACTACTTTTTCCTTCATCATCGATTTTAGTTACCTCATCATCCGCACTTACATCGATTTTTTCTGCCGGTGCATCAGCAGGGGCCGGAGGTAAAGTCGCGTCAGGTGCCGGTAAATCAGCACCAGGAACTGCCCCCAACGCTGGGTCAGGTGGTAAACCAGCTTCAGCTTGTTCTCTGATGTAACGATTAATATTGTGGTGTCTATTAATCTCTTTTAATATTTTTTTATCTAAATTCATTTTGTTATCCGTTTAATAAAGACTTTATTCCTTGTGGTGTTTCAACTCTTACTCTTCGATTAGCAATTGTTTCGTGACCGGCTCTTTCAATAAGTCCATCTCTTTCTCTAACTACATAACAATCACCTGTGTCTAAATCACATACTTGTTTTGTACCATCACCGTTGTCTTTTTCAGACATTCTAACGTTTTTACCAAGGTACTGGTTTAACATATTATTTAAGTTCATAACTTTTTAATTTACATATAAATATCAATATTATCCAAATAGTTGAATATAATCTATGAACAACTTGGGGTAATAGTATTAATAAGACCCAAATTATTCGGATTTGGTGAAGGTGTTGGTGGTGGTGTGAGAAGTGTTATACTTGAATTTATACCTGAGTTGTTCGCTAAAACTTTTGCTTCTTTGAGAAGAGTTTGTAATTCTGTGTTAGACGTAATGTTATTGTTCTTGTTGTAAGGCCAATTTTGAAGATAAAACACTTCAATTGACCTATTTCTAATATCATTAACTCTAAGTTGTAATCTATTTTTCGAAAACAAGAAATAATCTTCTATTGACTCAAAATGTGCAATAGGGAAAACAAAAGGCTCATTAGGTCCTCTTAGTGTCAAGAAATCCACACAAGAGAATGTTTTCAACATATATGACCTCATTTCACCGTAGTTATAGTTCAAAGTTATTTTTCCATAGTTGTTATTAAAAGCATCAAAATTCTTTTTCTGAGAGTTTCCTGAAGAAGCCCAACTCAAACAGAAAATTATGAATTGTAAATCTTCGTCATTTGGAACAACAAGTTTTAAATTATCAACAAAATCTTTAATAGGTATTTGAGTTTTTGTACCTGTAGTACTTGTCCAACCATTTTCTTTGTAGGGTATCTCTAAGACTTTTGAATCACAAGAATTTTGTGTCGCTTCTTTAGTGTTTGGATTCACACTAGTGTTCGCATTGTTTTGTTGTGTTGTACCATTTGTTGACGATGCATCATCTTTCCTATTAAGAACCGATTTAATTAAGTTACCTGCAATGTTTTGATTTATACTTGCCAATAAATTATCGGGATATGGATAGGATAAGAAACTTTGTCTAGTACCTTTAAATCTAGTTTGGAATAAACCAGGTGTTATTGTGTGCGCAACCTCTGTTATAAGATAGGAACCATTGAACATTGGTACGTGTCTTAAAATAAAATACATAGTAGGTTGTAACAATGCGTTGCCCAAACAAACAACATCACATTCATATGAACGATTTTGGTAAATATTATACAAAGAAGTATTTGGTGTTGTAGTGTCCCTACCTCCAGCCTGATTTGCCATATCTTGAATTGTTGCTACAGTTTCTGCGGTAGCTTTACCAGGTGTTTGTGTAACACTAAACGAATAAAAAACATTTTGACTTCTAATTCCAATATCAACTGAAAATCCTACACATAAGTTTGAAAACGCCCAATCAGTTTTGTTTTCAGTTATTACTTCGCCGAGGGGATTATTTGGGTCTCTCAAATCAAACGAATCACTTCTGAATAAAAAATTGTTTTTTTCTTTGTTATCCATTGCAACATAACTTGATGGTCTGTCAACATAAAAACAAACTAATTTTGGGCCAGATTTCCTATAATCTACTGTAGCAAAAGTTCCCCACATATCATTTGCAAATTGTTGAGTGCTAGATAAATTTGGTACAGCATTTGCGGTTGCATCTTGAACATTGTAAAAATTTACATAAGCGGGTAAGGGCATCACGGTAAAATGGTTTTCAGTTAGTATACCTGCCATATAAGTAAAAACACTCATATTGTAGTTGATAGATTCTGGTTCTACAACTCTTTTGAGTTGAAAGATGTCTATTAATATTTTGTTACCCACATCTCTAGACGCTCTATCCAAAAATAACATATCTTCAAATAGTGTTTTTCTTTTGTAATCATTACCTGCAATCCATTTATCATTCAAAGCTTTAAAAGCTTCATACAAATCAACTTTGGATTGTTTGAAATTATATTTACTCTGTATAATTCCCTCAGGTAATTGAGTGATATTCGGTAATCCTTTTTGAGCTTGACTTACAGTACCAACTAAAGTTTCATCCATAAATGCAAAATTTCCCGTAACGTAATCTTGTAAATTACTTACAAACTCGTTGATGGTCAAGGATGGGTTTTCATATCTTTGAGTTATGTATTGTCGGCAAATTTGACTTAGTTCTTTTGTTGATGTTTCATTTATGTCAATATTTGACTGAACAAAAAAATCTGTAAGGTATTGTTGAAAATTTAAATCCGTTCCAAATCCAATCTCCAACAAAATAGTATTAGATTGAGTTGTCGATGGTGTTGTGGTTCCAAACGGACTAAATGGTATTGGGCTTACTACTTGACTTGTGTTTGTTACATAACCGATATAAGAACTCACTGCTCTTCTATTATACTTCGTTGGGTTACCAACACGAAGTACAACGTCATATTCCATAATACTCTTGAATTGAGACATCATCAATCTGTATTGGTCGTCGATTATATTAGTAAAAAGTTCACCACCGTTTGTATAACTCTTAGTTGGACTAACTACCATCAAAGCCCTAAACATCTGTTGAAAGTTTCTGAACTTAACATCTATTTCGTTGTATGGACCTCCTTGTTGATTTAAAGCGTTATTGATTGCGGGGTCCGAAGCATTCAAAGAACTTGGTTCCAATTTGAAATTTGTAATCGGTTGACTGAAATTAAGAAAATGTCGTTCCATTTCGTCCAACTCTTTTTTATTGAATACTGATTGAATTTCTTCTATTTCAGTATAGTTCTGTAAACCTACTAAAACGTTATTATAAAGTTGGAAAGAAGGTCTTTCTCCTAATACGTATATGTTTCCAACATAATCTCTTGGGTTAGGTTTGCGTACTGCAGAAGTATCAAAATATCCATAATTTGGTGTATTCCAAAATAATCTAACACTACCGTTATATAGTGAGTTGTTGTTTGTTAACTCTTGTGTGATATTACCAACCCTGTCAAAACATTTTTCTTCAACTTGATTAAAATTCGAACCAAATGAAGGTAATACAAAATACAAACTAGATTTTGTGGATGCTGTGTTACAAAGAATAGACTGTGTGTTTGGTCTTTCTATATTGACTGGAACAACAACTGAATAAGGTTTCACATTAGTGACTCTACTTTGTCCATCTTTTATTGAAACATTATTAATGTTGGATTCAGTAAGGTTTTGTATTAAAAGACCATTAGCAATTGATTTATTAATTTCATCATTGGTATAGGTTGTGAATAAATCTTGCCCGTTATAAAAATAATTGAAATCACTTATTAATTTCGGGTAAAATCCAGGTTGGATGTTAGTGTTTTTTACGGCACCAACCATATATTCATTTTGTAGAGTTATACTTCCAACACCATTTAATACATAAGTTTTTGAAGGATTATTCGTAATAGGGTCATAGTTGTTAACAAAATTAAAATCTGTCCATACAGGGTCCAAAATATCATTATTTGTTTCCAAATATGATTTATACCTGTGCCACAAAGAACCGATTTTTAAAACCCAAACATACGGTATTTTGTGAATCGCTCCGAATTTTTTTAGACCAGCAAAAATATAATCACCTTGTACATTAATTTTATCAAAGTTTTTGTATCGTTCTCTCAGAGTTGCCAAAGGCAATGAATTTAAAAAAAGATAGGCAGCCGTTTTGTAAGGGTGTTGTACACTATTTTTTTCATTTTGTACACCGTATAATATTGAGTTTACAAAATATGGAGTGTTCAACATAGATGTTGTTGTAAGCCCTGTAATACTATTTGGTGTGTTGGCAATATAACCCACAGTTGGTGCTAATTCTTGTGGCCCAAGTATTGAAATGGCAGCACTTACCGTTGTGGAATTCAATGTAGATGTGTTAAGGTAACTAAAGTTTGTTACAGGTCTAAGGCTTGTGAAATCATTAACATCCGTAAAGTTTGAAATTATATTTTTTGGTCTATAAATATTATATGTGTTAGCCGTGTTATTAGCCACAGCAGGACTACCAGCAAATATATAATTTGTTAAGTTCTGTGTGTTCCAAACGTTATTTGTGAAAGGGTATGTATCCTGAAACTGTATAGGATTTGATTGATAACTTTTAAGATAAGCTTCAAAGTTCACAACAGAAGTTTGTGGTATAGCAACATCTGTATTGGAAACTTTAGATGACAAGGTAGATACGTTTTCAATCGTGAATGGATTATCAACACGGTTTGCCAAATATGGGGTTATGTATCTGTCTTGTATAAATTCACCCCAAAACAATCCTGTACCGTTATTTGAAAAAACTCTCAAATCATTCTCATAACTTGTAACACTTTCAACTACAAGG